TTTATCGTCGCCGGTGTGTTTTCTCCGGAAGCGCTTCCTGAATACATGAACTTCATTTTCGGTGTTGTTGGTTTTGCGCTTTCTGGTCTCGGTGGCTGGTTCAAGAAACCGGAGCCGCCTGCGTGAACCCAGAGGGTGACCCGAAAGTCATAGCCGAGATAGGGTGCAACCATCAGGGCAACATATGTACTGCGCTGATGATGGTCGAGAAGGCCGCGGCCGCTGGAGCGTGGGGGGTGAAGTTACAAAAGCGCTCCCCACGGGACTTGCTGGACCCGCAGGAGTATAGCGCGTCGCACCCTGAACCGGCACATGCTTTCGGTACTACCTACGGAGAACATCGCGAAGCCCTGGAACTGCCCATTGATGACCTGAAGGTACTCAGGGACAAAGCGCGGTCGATGGGGCTCAAGTTCGGCTGTTCGGTCTTTGACATGACATCCGCTGAACAGGTAGCGGGTATTTTCCCCGACTTTATGAAAATAGGCTCTGGGCAGAACACGCGGTTTGACATCATGCGCTACATACGCCGTGCCTACGAGGGCCCGGTGCATATATCGCTCGGCATGATCGACTGGGAAGAGAAAACAAAGCTGCGTGACTTTTGGAAGGACGACGCTGGGCGGGTGGTGTGGTATTTGTGTACTTCCGGGTATCCGATACAGCCGAAAGAGGCATGCCTGAAGGAGCTCTTTAATATCCGGTATTACAAAGGCCAGACCATGAGCGGTCTGGGCTATTCGGGCCATCATACGGGCGTAGTGCTGGATGTTATAGCGTACGCTTACGGCGCTGAGTACATAGAGCGGCATTTCACGCTAGACAAGACCATGAAAGGTACTGACCAGGCCATGAGCCTGGAGCCGGATGACCTGGCCCGTTTAGTCGAGAACCTGAAGGATGCGCAGGATGCCTGCAATTACAAGTACGGTATTCTGCCGGTGGAAAAGCCTGTACGGGAGCGGCTGAAATGGTCGGCGGCCTGATAGTATCAGTTCAGCACCAGCCGGGTCAGCCGTTCCATGAGCCGGAGTTGTTGGCCCGTATCGCTGCGGAAGCCGAAGCTAACGGTGCGTCAGCGATACGAGCGAACGGTCCTGATGCGATAGCGGCCATACGCGAAGCGGTGGATATACCTATCATCGGTATATACAAGGACAGGAGTTTCAAAGCGTACATAACGCCAACCATCGACCATGCCATGCAGATAGTTGATGCGGGCGCGGAGGTTATCGCTGTCGATGCGACTGCTTTGCACCTGAGCGAGGCCGCGAAGATCCGCAAGGCGCTGGAGAAATACAGTATCGAGGTGGTAGCTGACGTTTCATCGTTCAGTGAAGGATTTGAGGCGCAGAAGAACGGGTTCGACGTTGTGTCAACCACGCTGGTAGGGTACACGGGTCCGACGAAACACATACCTGCTGACTGTTTCGACTTTGCGCTTTTGTGCGCCCTTGTCCACGGACTTGACATTCCCGTGATTGCCGAGGGGCATATCAGGACGCCGGCAGACGCGAGGCGGGCCATGCGGTACGGGGCTCATGCAGTCGTGGTGGGTGCGGCAATAACCGGGCCCGGAGCGACAACCCAGTGGTTCAAGGAAGCGATATGCGGATAGGGATACTGCTGGCCCGTAAAGGCTCAAAGGGGATACCCGGGAAGAATGGCCTTAAGTTTCTCGGTAAGCCGCTTGTTTACTGGGCGCTTGATGCGGCTTTCGGGAGCTGTCTTGACATCGTGGTATTTGTGAGCGACTGGAGAAAGCTCTTTCGACGTGTCAGCAGGCGGTATTCGAAGTACAGCCTCATCACCATTCACAAGGATATGCCGGATGATCACACTTCGGTCGACGGTGTGTTGCACGTGCTGAAACAGTTCGCGAAACTCGGGAAACTGAGCGAAAGCGATATTTGCGTCCTGCTACAGGCTACTTCGCCGTACACGACCAGCTCCGAGATCGACACGGCGGTGCAGACTATAGAGGGCGGGGCGTGCGATTCAGTAGTGACCTGTGGGAGAATCAAACGCTACCTGTGGAGCGATTTGGGGTACCCGCTCAACTATGAATTGAGGGAAAGAGCTCGGCGGCAGGATTGGGCAGGAACACTGATAGAAAACGGCGCCATATACGCGTCGAGGGTCAGAAACATAATTGACAGTAAAAACGTGGTCTCAGGCAGGATAGGGGTATTGGAGCAGCCGTATCATTTCGAGCTGGATACCTGGGCTGACTGGGCCTACGGCATAGTGGAGATGGGATGGCACGACGAAAAGCAGGCTACGTCACAATAAGGGTTGCCCAGGATTGGGACGAGGAAGACCGAAACGGGCGGAAGGTGCTGATGGATAAAGGTGCCTACAAGTGGGACAACCGTAAGAATTACACACCGCCCGCATGGCTGCAGGAAAGCATTCGCAAGCATACGAGAGGGATATGAGGGATCCTTTAGAAATGGATGGTAAAGGCGAGAGGGACGAACAGGGAAGATTCCTGCCTGGATGGAAAGGTGGGCCGGGCCGACCGAAGTTCAGCCTGGTAGCCATCATCAAGGACAAGCTGAAAGAAGTACCCGAGGGCGAAGATCGCACCTGGGCCGAGTTGTTCATTGAGGAATACTTGAAGGATGTGTACAGCCGTAAAGATGGGGTGGCGATACGCGACCTTATTGACCGGTTTGACGGCAAGGCAAGACAGCACATAGAGACTGACGGTATTGCGGCGCTTGCGTTTGTACAGTTGGCAAGAGACTTGATAAATGAACCTGACGAAGAAGCAGAGGGCGATAGCTAAGTATGTACTCAAGCACCGGCCTAAGCTAACCATACTGGAGGGTGCGGTACGAAGCGGTAAGACGTACCTCAACAATTACCTGTTTGGGCTCGAGGTCGGGTTACGCTATGGCAAGGGGCAGCATTTCATAGTCACTGGCCATACGCTTGGTTCTTTGAAACGAAATATAGTTGAGCCTTTAGGGGAAATGCTGGGTAAAGACCTGAAACCGGACAACTCAGGCACCTTTGAGCTGTTCGGTAACAAGGTACACTGTTTCGGTGCGGACAAGGCCGACAGCTACAAGGCCATGACTGGTATGACGGCCCACGGCTGGTACGGCAACGAAGTGACGCTGCAGCATGAGAATACCATAGCCGAGGCGTTCAGCAGGATAAGCGGCGAGAGTGCTCTGGTGTTCTGGGATACTAACCCGGACTATCCCGAGCACCCGATAAAGACCGACTACATAGATAAGTCAGGTGAGCGTACCGGCGACAAGATATGGGTCAAGAGTTGGCACTTTGAGCTGACTGATAACCCGTATCTGCCGGCCGACTATATAGAGAACCTGAAACGTACCACACCGTCGGGTATGTGGTATGACCGTCGTATAAAAGGGCTGTGGGTAGCAGCCGAAGGATTGGTGTATGAGGACTGGGACAGAGAAAAACACGTCATCGAACCTTTTGCGATACCCGCTGACTGGCAGCGGTTCCGGTCGGTCGACTGGGGGTACACGAATCCTTTTGTATGCTTGTGGGGCGCTGTTGATCCTGATGGTCGTCTGTACATTTATCGGGAGCTATACCGCACTCAAACGCTTATCAAAGACCTGGCGGCGGCTATTCACCAGGAGGAGGGACGCTTCAGGGCAACGGTCGCAGACCACGATGCCCAGGACAACGCCGAGCTCGCACAGCACGGCATACGCACGGCCCCGGCAAAGAAGGATGTCAGCATCGGAATACAGAAGGTTGCCGAGAGGCTCAAGGAACAGGGGGATGCCCGTCCACGGTTATGTGTATTTAGTAACTGTACAAATACCATACGTGAGTTTGGAAAATATGCGTGGGCAGAGCGTAAAGAAGGCAGGCCGATTAAGGAAGAGCCAGCAAAACTGGACGACCACTGCATGGATGCAGTGAGGTACATGGTAATGGAAATAGATGGGCATAGATACATTAAGCCGGGAATCTCGGCAGGGAGACTGGGCTTGTGATACGAGCAAACATAGAAGGGCGGCTCACAGAGCGGCAAATACTCGACTACATCAAAGAATACGATGTGTCCCACTTCCAAAGCAACAACAGGTATTACGAAGGCAGCAACCCCGGTATTCTCGACCGGAGGCCGCCTGACAACGAGAGCCAGACCCCGGACCGCAAGGTACCGGTACCGTATGCCCGCAAAATCATCAACACGGTAACCGGGTACATGTACAAACCGGGCCTGATAAAGTACACATCGGAGAACGAAACCTATCTCGATACCTACAACGAGGTGATGGACCAGAACCATGAGCCGCTTAAAACCTCGCAGATAGGCAAGCAGGCGTCAATACAGGGCGTGGGATATGAGCTACACTATGTAGCCGGCGTGGATACGGGAAACGCCGACCTGCCGAGGATGGCGGTGCCCCGGTTCGTGAAAGTGCCGGCGGCGCAGATGATACCGTTGTACAACTACGAACTTGAGCCCGAGTTGATTGCTGCCATACGATACTTCAAGCTCGACAGCAAGCGCGACCGTGCCGAGGTGTATTACCCCGACGTGGTGCAGTACTACTTCCTCGAGCGAGACCCGCAGAGTGAGTCGGCGAGGCTGGTGCCGGACTTCGAGCGCCGCCACTATTACGACCGGGTGCCGATCGTGGTGTTCCGAAACAACGAGGAGATGGTCGGAGATTTCGAGCCGGTCAAATACCTCATCGATGCCTATGACGTGCTACTGTCCGACAGCATGAACGAGTTTGACCGGTTCGCGTTTGCGTACCTGGTGCTCAAGGGTATGCAGATAGACAAGGACGACGTGGAAGACCTCCGGGTGAAGCGCGTCTTGGAGGTTATGGAAAACGGCGGGGTGGAGTTTCTGACCAAGGACATACCGGCTGACTTCATCGGGTTCATGACTTCGCTCATCAGAAAAGAGATCCACAAGCAGACGCACGTACCGGACTTTCTCGAGGGGCAGACCGGGGATGCGTTGAGCGGCGTGGCGATAAGCAAGCTCCTGTACGACTTCGAGTTCATCGCCGCCACCAAGGAAGCGTATTTCCGTGAGGGGCTGGCTGACCGAGCCCGCATGATACATACCATTCTCAAGAAGCGGGATAACGTGGACGGTGATCCGGAAGACATCGCGGTGGTCATGGAACGCAACATACCGCAGATGGACAAAGAGAACGCCGAAGTGATGGGTCTGTATGCGGGGATGGGTATAAGCAACCGCACCCTGATAGACCAGTTCGCGCCGTTCGTGGAGAACGTAGACGAGGAGATGCAGCGGTACAAAGAGGAGCAGGAGGAGTACATAGACCTTGATAATCCCGAAGAAGGACCAGCTGGCAGTGGACAGCCTGGTGGACCGGATGACCAGGGAAACCGAGCGGCAGATAGTTAAAAACTATCGTCGGTCGCTCGTGAACATCCGTGTCGACCTACAGAAGCTGTACGACAAGTACGGCACCGAGGGGAAGCTGACCTACGCTGAGATGACCAGGTACAACCGGCTGGCGAACCTGCACAAGACGCTGGAGAAAGAGCTTATCGACCTGACCGGCAGCAACGGGCGGGAAACGAAAATGTTGGCCGGCAACGCGTACCAGGAGAGCTTCTACCGGTACGGGTACCTGATAGAGAAAAACCTGCGGGTGGGGCTGCGCTACGGGATACTCAACCGGGAAGTGATAAGGGCGGCGGTACAGAATCCCATCGGCGGGTTGACGTTGAATGAGGTGCTGGAAAAGAACCGGCGTGACATCATCCTGAAAGTTCGGCAGGAAGTGACGCAGGGGCTGGTGAAAGGTGAGTCCTACTTTAAGATGGCCGGTCGCATTAAGGAGACACTCGGCAAAGATGCGCCCAAGGCCTTGCGGGTTGCCAGAACGGAGGGGGGCCGGGCGCAGAGCCTCGGTATGACCGACTCACTGGACCACGCCGAAGGCCGGGGTATACAGATGGACCGTATATGGGTGGCGACGCTCGACGGGCGGACACGTGACAGTCACCAGAGCATGGACGGGCAGAAAGCCGATGAGAACGGGTACTTCACGCTGCCGAACGGCGCAAAAACACGGGGCCCGCTGCAGAGCGGGCTTGCCTCGGAGGACATCAACTGCAGGTGTACCGTGATAACGGACGTGGATGAGGACACGGTACGGAGGGTGCGAGGAGAGGGAGTACAGAAATACAAAACATACGAAGAATGGCGCAGAAACAAGGATATACGGCAGCGTAGAGTTGCCTGATAATACTGACGCGGGGTGGTGTTGTGGTGACATCAATCCGCTGCACAGGAGCATAGAGAATGCCAAAGCCTAATGAAGATGACGTACAGGACCAGGGTGCGGACGATGTTACCGACGAGCCGCAATCTGAGCCGCAGGACGACGCTGAACCTACGACGGTAAGCGCCGAGGATTTCGAGAAGCTGGAAAAAAAGCTCGCTGACCTGGAGAAAGAGCGAAACAGCGAGCGGTCCCGTGCTGATAAGCTCCACAGCAAATATGAAAAGCTGTTGAAGCAGCATGAGAGCGAAGAGGAAAGACGGGAACGGGAAAAGCAGGAGCGTGAGGAACTTCTTTCAGAACGGGAAAAGCTCTTGCAGGAGAAGGAAGTGCGGTTCATAAAACTGAACGTGATGCGGGAGTTCGGGATACCCGCAGAACATGAGAGCCGCATTCACGGGTCCGACGAGGACAGCATCAGAGAGGATGCCAAGACGTACAAGGCCGAGTTGGACCGTATCGCGAGCATCCTGACCAACGAGAAGCTCGCCGGCGGGCAACCGCCGAAAGACGGGGAGAGCAAGAAGGGTATGGCCTATGAGCAGTTCAAAAAGCTCTCCAGAACTGAGCAGGTCGAATGGATGAACGAGCATCCTGACGACTGGCAGCAACTACTCAAATAATAGGAGATAGAACGTGGCTATTGAAAACTTCAAGCCGGAGATATGGAGTGCGCGTATTTTCTCCACTCTGGAAAAAGAGCTCGTCTACGGGAATCGCTGTTCCCGCGAGTATGAAGGCGAGATTCGGGGTGGGGGCAGCGTTGTAAAGATCAACGAGATTGCCGACATTTCCGTGTCGAGCTACACCTCTACCGTGAGCATTTCACCGTCGGAGCTGACCGGCGCACAGAAAGAGCTTGTTATCGACCAGCAGAAGTACTTTGCATTTCAGGTCGATGACATTGATGCCGTGCAGAGCAAACCGAAAGTTATGGACGAGGCCATGCGCAAGTCGGCCTATGCACTGCGCGATAACGCGGACCAGTATATCGCCAGCCTCTACACCGAAGCAGGCGTTACCTCAAACCTTGGCACCAGCGCATCGCATATTACGCTCGGGTCCACCAACGGTTTCAACTACCTGGCGCAGGTAAACAAGGAGCTTGATGAGAAGAACGTACCGCGTGCCGGTCGGTGGATGATTATCCCTCCATGGTTTCACATGAGCCTGATTATTGCGTCCTACGGCAACCTGGCCAACCAGATGCAGGATCAGATAGTCCGCGAGGGTTTCATCGGTAATATGTTCGGACTCGACCTGTACGTGTCCAACAACGTGAGCACCGACGGTACCGAGTACCGTATGCTGGCCGGGGTTCCGGGGGCAATTGCTTTCGTGAGCCAGATTATGAAGGTCGAAGCGTTCCGGCCTGAGTCAACGTTCGCCGAAGCGGTGAAAGGGCTGTACGTGTACGGGGCCAAGGTTGTCCGTCCCAACGCGCTGGCCTGCCTGACCGCTGAAGCCGGCGACAACACCTAAGAGAGGAGATAAAACCAATGTCTAAAGAGGTTACCCCAATACTCCTTGCTCGCAACGAAAAGAAGAACTTCAACGCGAACCTGGATAGCTCCACTCTGTCCACTGGCGACCACATCTGGTACGTGGACCTGAGTGCTACCGGGGCGCACATGGACGCGAGCAAGTTCGTGATTTACATCAAGAACGAAGAGTCCACTTCCGAAGGTACCCGCACGGTGACCATATACGACGGCGATTCGACTTCCGCCGGCCGTTCGAGCGGCAAAGGTCTGTCGGCTGCTGGTGTGGGCGATTTTTCCACCACCATCGACAGTTCTACCGGTACCAACAGCGAAATCCTGATTGGACCGCTTGAGTCTGCGCGGTTCATGGATGCGGACGGGAAGATTTACTTTGCTGTGGATACAGGGTCAAACTCATCGACCATTGATTATCAGGTCGGTGCGATTCTGCTTCCTTGACATGACTGGACGGGGCGGGTTTTCCCCCTCCTTTGCCCGCCCCGTCAATTAAAGGAGACGGGATGAAACAGGTTGCGATGGTCGGGACGGCACGAAACACCGCCCGCATGACACCATGGCAAGATGAAACATGGGATGTGTGGAGCCTCGGTAGTGCTATCACCGTGGAGGCGCTGAAAGATAAACTGTACGCTCATGCCGACCTGCTCTTTGAGATACACAAGAAGTATGAGTGGGAAAAGTACCAGGGGGCGCTGAAGAAGTTTGAACGGCCCATACTTATGCAGCAGCAGTATGTGGACGAGGGGCATTTCCCCAACGCAATACCGTATCCACGGGACGAAGTGCGGGAGAGGTGGAACAAATATTTTCCAAACGAGAAAGTGTTCGCCACCTGTTCGGTGCCGTGGATGATAGCCTACGCCATGCTGCAAGGCTATGACCATATCGGTATGTTCGGCCTCGATTTTTTGACCAACGACGAGTACCTGTTCGAGCGCCCGTCAATATGCTGGTGGATAGGGTTTGCCCAGGCCAAAGGAATAGAGTTTACCATACCGGAGGCATCGGGGTTGATAAGCGCAACAGCGGAATACGGATTTGAAGGCAAGCCGAAGGAGATGCTGGAGATACAGGACAGGATAGCGGGGCTGAGAATGGGTATAGAGCAGCTCGAGGAGAAACGCGAGGCGCTCGACCGTGACATAGCCCGCCACAAAGGTGCAGTGGAGGACTGCGAGTATTTCCTGCGGAGGTTCAGTGTCTGAATCCATAGGAGACCAAAATGCCGATAACTGATCTTCATACCGTTAAAGATATACTCCAGATAACTGACGAAGACAGCCCTTACAACGCCGTAATACTTGATCTTATCCCCATGGTTCAGGAGTTCGTAGTCTCCTACTGCAACAACAAGTTCGAGGACAACAAGGTCGAGTATTCTTCCTCCACATTCACCTTCACTCACAACTCGGGTAGCGCTGACACCATCGCCGACAGTGAGAGTGAGTTCGTCAACGAGGGGTTCCAGGCCGGTGATGACATTTACGTGCACGGCACGGATAGCAACGACGACATCTACGAGATAGACACGGTGGCCGCAGGTACACTGACGCTGGTGACGACTGATGAGCTGGTGACCGAGTCTTCCGGCGATTATGTGACCATCTACCGAATAACCTGGCCCAAGAGCATAGAGATCGCGGCGGCCAAGATGATCATGTACGACCTCAAGCGGATGAACCAGATAGGTATCGACTCAGAGAACCGGGGCGACTACTCGGTGACGTTCAAGACACCAAGGTATGCGGGGTATCCCTCGGATGTTCTTGGGATGCTCAACCCGTACAGGAAGATAAAGTGCAGATAATCGTCAAGCTTGACCGGAAGAACAGTAACGCCCTTAGGAAGATTGAAGAGCTGGGCGGCAACCTGCGTTCGGCGATCAGGAAGGCGCTGGAACGTTCGGCGATGTCGGTGCAGTCACAAGCGAAGCTGCTTGCACCGGTCGATACCGGGCGGCTCAGGGCGAGCATAGACCGAAGGATTGAGGGTAGGACCGCATACGTCGGCACCAACCTCGATTATGCGCCGTATGTGGAGTACGGCACCAGGTACATGAGAGCGCAGCCGTACTTCGAACCTGCCCTTGAGCGGAAGCAGCGCACTATCATAACCATTTTTAACGAAGAGATAGATAAAGCCGCGAGGCGCACATGAGTGTACGCGAGGACATAGTCTCCAACGTGGTCAGCACCTTGCAGGGTATCTCCGCGGCCAGCGGGTACAATAATACCCTCGCTTCGACGCAGGTGACCCGTGATGTGCAGAACTTCAGGGACAACGACGGGTACGACCGGAAGCTCGTCGTCATGGCCGTAAACGAAGAGCAGAACTGGGTGGATATCGGCGGTAACTACATGGAAGCGCGCCTGACGGTACGGGTGGAAGGACGGGTGCGGGCCACAAGCAACATAGAGACCGAGATCAACCAGCTTATCGACGATGTGGAGACAGCGCTATGCGCCGACGGTACGAGGGGCAGCCTTGACGGGGTGCACTACACCGCGCCGGCGGGGATAACCTATTTCCAGGGTGTCTCAGATGATGAGCTTATATTCCGGTACGATTTCGAAGTCGAGTACGACTATATCTACGGGAGCCCGTAATGAAGGTTAAAAGCATAAAGCCGTTTGTGACCAGCAAAAACCGTGCTATCGGGTACGGCAAGGGGGAGGTCATCAACATAGAGGACTGCGAGTATGAGGAGATAAAGGATTCGGTAGAAGTAGTGGCGCGTACAAAAAAGAGGGGCGACAAAAGTGCGAAACGAGACGTGGAAAAGCATGCAGAACCGGCACCAGGACCGGACTGTGTATATACTCGGAGCGGGGGATTCGATGAGAATCCTGAACTGGGAGCGGCTGAGGAATGAGGTCACGTTCGCCTGCAACGAGCATGTGCTACATATGCCGGTCGTGCCTACTTGCTATTATGCGATTGACTGGTCGGAAAAGACGGACTGGATATACAAAGCTGTCCGTCATTTTGACATAACGCGGTTCTTTGACAGCCATTACTCGTTTGACGGGTACATACCCGTAAGACGTACTAAAGAAGTGTATCCGGAGTTCTGTAACCCGGCGGGTGTCAGGTACGCTTCATACTCGCCGGTGTTGATGACGGAGATGGCGCTGTGGATGGGTGCCGGGAAAGTTGTTTTGCTCGGCATGGATAAACGGCTCGGTAAGTACAAATACTTTTGGAGCAAACATCCCGTGGATGATGTGACACGGTACAAATACGAGCAAAACTGCTTAAAGAGACAGGCAATGCAGTTTGAGCGGTTCAAGAGTATCAAGCACAAGATAAAGGTAGCAAACTGCGAGAGCAGGCTTGAGTGGTTTGAACATATCACTTTATAGGAGATAACTACATGGGCATTTACGGAGGCTGGCAAGGCCAGGTCGGTATCCTCAAAGAAGCCTCCTGGGGTGCTGGCTTCGGAACGTCCGATCCAGACACCTACCTGGAAGTCATCAGCGAGGATATCAAAAGCAATATCGATTACATCGAGGCGCCGTATGTATTCGGCGGTGTTGGCCCGCGTACGTTCTACGAGGGAAGCCACGACGTCAACGGTTCGTTCACCATGGTTGTGAACCCTGACAACATAGGGCTCCTATTGTACTGTACGCTGGGTGCTGAAGCGGCGGCCTCGCAGGTAGGCTCAACAACGGCCTACGACCACGTGTTTACGCCGGCGGGAGCAGGTACGGATCTGGAAAGTTTCGCCATGCAGATCGAGCGCGGCGGGAGCTGTTCGGAGTTCAGTGGCTGCACGGTCAACAGCATGGAGTTGAGTGCGTCAAAAGGATCATTGGTACAGGCGGTATTCAATATCGTCGCCAAGGATGAGACCGACGACCAGACCGCGGCAACCCTGACACCGAGCACCAAGACGCCGTTCAACTTTCACCATGCCACGATTGAGCTAGACGATTCCTCGGTGACCTACGTTAACAGCGCCACGCTGACGTATACCAACAACATCGACGCTGACTCGTTCACCATGAACGGTACCAAGTACCGGGGCCACGCCTACAAGATGAACCGGATGGTCGAAGGTACCCTGGAGTGCGAATGGGACAGCAACAGCGACGCTCTCAGGGACGCGTACATGGATGCGGGTGCTTCGAAAAAACTTGAGTTGATATTCACATCAACTGAGACTATCGAAGCCGGGTACTACTACACACTGACTATCGAGATACCCAAGATTGTCATCCTCGACGCGTACCCGAACATCTCGGGGCGCACCGACCGCACGCCGCTGAGTGTGAACTTCCAGGGTATCTACGACTCGACGAACTTTGTGAAAGTCACCCTGCGTGACGCACAGACGACCCAGTACAGCGCGTAACCGAAGATAAGGAGGGAGCATGAAGTACAGCGTTTCAGATATGGTCATGGCAGACACAAAGACGGTTGATGTGTCTGAGTTTTTTCCCGGTGATGAAAAGGTGACCGTCACCGTGCGGCATCTACCGGTGCAAAAGAGAAATGAAGTTATCGCCTTGATGACCGTGGGCCAGAAGTTCAACGCGAACGCCGAGGAAGTGGAGATAAAAGATCCGTCCTGGTTCGTGAAAGCAAACAAAATACAGCTGCTCAACGGGGTTGTGGTCGATGACAGTTTTCCGTTCGAGAAGTGGGACGAGGCCACCATCGAGGCAATAGACCAGCGCAACCCGTCGTTTATAGAGCTCCTGCTGAAGGAGATACAGGACCACAACCGCCCTTTAGCACAGAAGAAGAACGAGGACTGAGAGAGGCCGCATGGCGAAGTGCACAGGGCATACCACCATCGCAGGACTGGCGGTGGGCGAAGTGGCAACCCTACATAAACCTGTACCAGATGTGCCGGGACGAGCAGTACAACCTGCGGTTCCTGCCGCATTCGGGCGGGCTGATGGAGCAGGACGGGCTGTTGATGGATGTATTCTCGGTCATACGAAACGAGTTTGTAACGGCGCATAACCAGAGGGTAAAACGTGGCAACAAGCAGAAGTAGACACGAAGTTGACATCATCGCTGATGACAACACCAAGAAAGGCGTCGCCTCGGCCAAGAAGGGCATTGGTGGACTGACCAAGATGGTGCAGTCCTACGGGGCCGAGATCGGTGCCGTTGTTGCCGCCGTATACGGTGCCAAGAAGGCGTACAAAGACCTGACTGATGCGTGGAAAACACAGGAAGATGCGGTGATGAAAATGAACGCCGCGCTACAGTCCACCGGCGAGTATACACCGGAGCTTTCTAGTGAGATACAGGCGCTTGCCTCAGAGCTCCAGACCATGACCCGGTTCGGTGATGAGGCTACCTTGCAGGCCACGGCGCTGTTACAGTCTCTCGGCAAGTTGAGCGGTGACGGATTGAAAGAGGCTATCCCCTTGGTGCAAGACCTGGCCGCCGGCATGGGTATGGACCTGGAAATGGCCGCCAGCCTCATCGGTAAGACCCTGGGGAGCACCACGAATGCTCTTTCCCGCTACGGCATAACCCTTGATATGAGCCTGCCGAAACATGAGCGCATGGCGCAGCTTGCCGAACAGATGGAAACGTCTTTCGGCGGGTTGGCCGAAACAATGGGAGATAACTTCGCTGGTCGCCAGGAACGCATAGCAAATGCTTTCGGAGATATAAAAGAGGTTATCGGCGGGATACTGGCCGAGCAGGCCGAGCCGATGCAAAGGTTTTTGATAGACTTCCTGCAAAACGGACGAAACATCGAGATAATAGCCCGTACTGTACGGGTTCTTGGTCAGACCGTTTCTACGGTTTTCGGGTTTATTTTCCGTTCGTTACAAACCAATATCGAAATGCTCAAACTTGCAAAGGATGTCTGGTTCAACTTTGGTAAGATCGTTGCTGCTGCGTTCAACCCGAAAGAATGGGGTACAGGCAAGATAAAAGAGGCTCTAAACAATATAAAGAACGCTGCGGTAAGGGCCGGGAAAGAGATATATGAAGGCTGGTCCACATATACCACAAACCAGATAAACGGCTGGATAGAGGCTATAAATGATGAGGCTATACCCCAGATAGAAGGGGCGATGAGTGATTACAGCCAGATTATGCAGCAAGGAGCGGAGGATACTTCGAAGTTAGGCGACGAGGCCGAGGACACGGCTAAAGATATATGGGCCATGTACGATGCGGCCAGCGGGTTTTTCCCTGCCGCGCAGAGCATGTCTGACATGGTCATGCAGTATCGGGGTGAGCTTGCCAAGGCGACCGAAGAGGAAAAGAAGTTCGAAGAGGCCACCATACAGCTCGGTTCCACCCTTGAGTCTTCATTCGCCGAGTCAATGGAGATGGCATTTGATGTTACCCGTGATTTTGGGAGCGCCATGAAGGATGCCATGAAAAACCTGTTCGCCGACCTGTTGCAGATGATAGGCAAACAGATGGCCGTGGCGGCGCTCG